CCACCAACAACACTTAATCCATTTCCACCATTAGTAGAATATGTTAATTCATCACCTGTTTCTAAATTATGATTTCTAAAATATATTGATTTTGTAGGAACAAATAATTCAGTTAGTCCAACACCTGGAGTATTGAATACAAGTGTGCTTCCAATACCAACTCCTTGAGCAACTGATTCTATTGGATTAAAATACAATTCAGTATTTCTCTTAGCAGTAAAGGTAGTTTTAATACCTGCATTAATTGTTACTACACGAGGATCCTGTTTAATAATTGTAGTTACTGAATGTGCAGATCCAACCGTACCATTTTGAGCTCTTACAACTCTAATTCTAGAAAATACATCATCTACATTTAATACCTTTACCTGTTCTGTTCCTATTCCAAGAATATCATTTGGTTTGATATTTTTAAGATTACCACCAATATTGAAGAAAGTAACAAAACCAGTTACAGAAGTATTTTCAACAGAAACCGTAGTGGTTCCAATACCAGTCATTACAAAGGAATCAGTAGTAATACCAGCATTATATGCACCTTCTAACCCAGAAGAAGTTGTAGATAGACCAGAGATTACAACAAGTTCATTTGATTTAAAGTTATGAGGATTATCACTAATAACATTCCATTGACCATTAAACCCAGTTTCAGCTGGATATAATTCTACCCCAGTAATTGTTGTACTTGCAGCACTAATACTAGAAACTCTTTTTCCTAAAACTCTTGATACTTCAATATCAGCACCAAATCCTGCCATTTGGTTACGACTAGTATTGGAGTCACCAAATTCTATAGTATCACCAACTCTATATAAATCTCCACTTGAGGAAATACCAACTTTTTCAATCTTACCTGGTGTTACTGAAGTAACATCAATAGTTTGTTTTAAATCATCAGGAATATATGCATACTTATATTCGACTTCTGATGTTTCAATTAAATTATATGGTTGCGTATTTCTCAACCATGTTGTTTTATCTAAATTATAATCTTTTTGATTTGAGTAAACATCATAATTAAATTGATTAGGTGTTGAATGATAACCATTACCAATTAAATACGGGAATACTGGTCTCTTAAAACCATTAAAGTTTTCTGCTGAATCTGCAGGACCATCGTTAATAGTTGCAAAATATGCATATGTTCCTTTAGGAAATTCTGGTGTAAAACAGAATCTACCATTATTTTCATCAAGAACTGCATCATCATCAACTTTTTTATATGTAAAATCTTCTACAAAGAATCCTTCTGGATATAAACCAGTTGAAGGTCTTCCATCTTTTAATTCTAATAAGTAACCAGATCTCATTTGAGATATAGCACCACCAGATTTGGTCACATATCCATAAGGTCCGTAAATTGGATTACCATCATATGCCCATCCAATTATTGGAGAATGGTCAATAGATGGAATTTCAGTACCATTAGATACCTGAAGATCTGTTTTACCATATAAAATATCACCACTTTGATTTCTTCCAAAAACAGATTCTCTTAATTTACGTGGTGCATATAAATGAGAGAATTGTAATCCACTATTTTCATTAAATTCATGTGCAATAAATCCATCATCACCTGTAAAATTCTTTAAGTGTCTTTCAAATAAATTAATTCTCCATTCTTGAATAAGTGCTCTAAATTGAGATCCATCACCAGGAACAGAAACCGCTAATGTAGTATTATCCTGAGTATATCCACTACCACCTTCAATTATTTTAACTGAGGTTAATTTACCATTTTCAAGAATTGGTGTAAGAACACAACCAGTCCCAGAACCACCAATAATAATATCAGGTGGTGAATTATAATTAAGACCAGTATTCTGAATTAATACTTCTGTAATTTGTCCATTATTAACTATTGGTTTTATTTGTGCATTTTTTCCTGCACTTAAATTAACATTAGGTTCTCTATTAAAATTAATAATTTCAGAATCACCATAACCATTACCTTGATTTGATAAATCAATTGATGTTATAGATCCTCTAATAATAGGTTGAATTTTAGCACCAAATATTTCATCAGGAGTTCCATCAAATTCTGCAGTACTAATACCAATTTTACCTGATATTGTAACAGAAATATCTTCATAATTAAAAATATGTGTACCAATTCCTACAGAACTTAAATCAATATATTGTTTAGTGTCATAGAAAAATGTTTTTTGATCTTCTGGTCCTATAACAGATAATTTAAATTTATCATCACTAATTTTAGTAACATAATAATTAGATCCACTTGTAAGACCTCCTATTTCCTGTCCAGTAGAACCATATTGAATTATTTCACCAGAATTATAAGAATGATTATTTAATGTTATAGTATTATTAGAAGTATTAATTCCAACAGGTGTTATTGTTTTTCTACTATTAGAATATCCAGAACCACCTGAAATAATATTAATTCCTTCAATCACCATCTTTTTATCAAAAGATTCTAGTGTTTGTACTCCTATACCATTATCTGTTAAAGATATTGTATTAATACCACTGATAGCATCTTGTTTAGATGGATGTAATCTTATATTGCTATTATTAATAATAGAAGCATAATATTCAGAGTCAGTAGATAATCCCGTAACAGCTTTTTGTCCATTAGATTTGTAAATTACTCTTTCTGCATTTCTAAATTTATGATAAGTACTAAATCCAATACTATTACTTGCAATATCAACACCGCCACCTGCTAGGGCATCAAAATCAACTTTATGAGTAATTAATTTAGTATTTACAGATGCTCTTGCATTATTTCCATTTCCACCTGAAATATTAATCTCTGGTGTTTCTACATAATCAAATCCAGGATCAATAATTCGTATTTCTTTTAATGACCCAGAAACAGCAACACTACCAGTTGCACCTACACCTACATTATCAACAATATCTAATTGAGGAGGATTTACTACATCATAATTAGATCCACCAGAAATAACTTCTATAGAATTAATTTTTCCATAATGAATAGAATCATGTGACTTATAATTTAATACTTCAACTCCATTAATTAAAATACCAGTAAATCCAGGAGTTGTTTTATAATAATTACCATCATTAGAAGGTAAATCAATCTCTCTAAAGATATTTTGTGCCTGTAATGTCTTTTTCTTAAATTTATGAGGTGTTAACTTATTATCTTGAACAGTTACCGCAGTATTTAATTTAATAAAACTAGAATTTGATAAATTAGTTCTACTTTTAGCTAATTTAATAATTAAACTATTAACTCTCTTTACAAAATAAAGACCTTCATTTTTAGCAGTATCATCTGCATCTATTACACCCAAATCATCCGTAAATAAAGAAGATTTGATTATTTCTCTACTAGACAATACCCCTGCATCATAAAATTCTTCAGAAACTCTTTGAGGATAGTAATAAACAGCATCACCAGTATAGAAACCATGATCTCCACTTGTTACTAACTGAATTTCTTCACCAACAAAAGTGCCAGAAAAAGTAATTGTTTGAGGATCTAAATTTAATGGTTGTGAACTATATGTGGGGATTGATGAAGAAGCAACAAGATATTTTCCACCACTTGTGTATACATTCTGAACATTAGTAGAATATAATGATGCTTCAGGGAATGTAGTTGATTGAGTTTTTAATATATTCCTTCTAATCGTAAATTTATACGTTAGATCAAGTAATCCCTGTCCTTTAATAGTAACTTTTCTTGCACCATCTACATCAATAATAGTAGATGTTGGTTTTACATTTCCAGCATTATCAATTAAATCTGCTTTGTCACCAATCCTAAAAGAGTGATCTACATAGAAATTTACCAAATATGTATTATCACTTGGGTCAATTACTTCTAAACTTTTAACCTCAAAAAGAGGTGCAATATTATAAAACCAATTTTTTCCTTTAAAACTAGTATCATTATCACCTAAAGTCTTAATTTTCGCAGTTTCATTTACTGAGAAATTATTAGTACTATCAGGATAATTAAGACTGTTTAAAACTGAAGTAATATTTACTTTAACAAGTTCTGTAGGATCTACATTAGAAGAACCATATGTATAAGTATTAATTCCAACATTTGTTGCATCTGGTATATCACCAGTTAAATTAGAAACTCCAAAAAACTGATTTATTGATTTTGATGTGTAACTAACAATTCCAGAAGAAGCATCAGAATATTCAACAGTCAATTCTCCAGAATCTGGGAATCCAACAGTTGAATCTACATCAAAAGAAGTAGATCCAGCAGCAACTGCTCCTATAACTCTTGTTTTATCATGTACAACAAAAGTTCCATATATTGAACCATCTACTCTAACATCTCTATTATAACCAGCATCAAAACTTAATTTATAGAAAGTTTTTCCAGTACCAACATTAATTGGTTCTACTTTAGTAACTGGAGCATATGCTTTTTCAGTAATATCTCCATACTTATCCTGAAATAATGTAGAATTCTCTAATTCAGTAGGATCTCCCTCAACTGCCTCAACTACAAGATCATTTGTAATCCTATAGTTAGCATTAGAAGGTGTAAAGAGGTAATCTCTTGGTTTTACGATTCTTACATCTTCTTCATATAGTGCTTTGAACAAAATCTCGAAAGATCTATCAGTACCCTTACTTAAATAAAAATCTTTTGCTTGTTTAATGAAAAGGTTCTGATTTAAGTTGGAAGAAAGATTTCTATTCTCTAAACCTGGTAATAATTGATTCTTAGTTTTTAATAAAAACTCATTGAGGAACAAAGAACTTAAATTCTCTACCTTAGACCCCGCTATATGCCCCTCAGAGGTGCTTGAATTGAAAACTAGTACATCTGGCTTGGTTTCTGCTTTATAAGAGGTTATTCCACAAAATCCTCTGATACAACCAGTAAATGCAGTCGTTGTAATTCCAGTATATGTAATAATCTCATTATCAATTTTAAGTAATCCATAAGACTTTGGAAAACCATCAGTTCCAGCAGGAAAATTGACCATATCAACTTCAATGGTCTCATCATTAAGTGTTATATCAGTTTTTAATCCAACTTGACCAGTAAGATTGGTTATATTATCAACCTTAACATATTCATCAATATTTTGTGCCAGATCAATAGGTCCACCTTGGTATTCCTGTCCTTCATAGTAAGATTTCAGAAAGTCCGATACTAACGGAAACTCATCCCGTGTATATACAGGAAGCTGATTCTGTACTATGTTACTGAATTGGATTCTTTTTTCTGACATTTTATGATCTTACTAAGTTCCCGTTATGGTAGCTAGAGGTTACGACATAATTAGATGCTGCAGGGTCTAATCCAGAAGCAATTTCATCAACAACAGTATCAAATGTGCTATTACTAATATCTAGTTGTAAATAAAGATCCTGTAATCCAATCACATCATTGGATTTGGGGCAAGCAGACAATTCAACAATCGTTTGCCCATCTTTTAATTTACCACTTATAATATTGATAGGGTTAATCGTTATTATCCCCTTCTTATAATTTATATTACCAACATTACGCTTAATTATGGTAGGGTTAGTAGATCCAGCATCAGGTAGAGTAAAGAGGAATAAAGAACCAGTTTCTCTATTTGTATTTGGAATATCTGACAAATAAACATTATCAGTAGTATCAGTTACCCTAAATGCAGACGATTTAATGTTATAACCATTCATACTCTTAATATAAAATTCATTTCCAAACCCAATTTGGTATTCAGCAAACGAATTAAGAGCGACTCTAAGGTCTCTTCTCATCTGAACGGTTGTAATATTAGATGTAACCGCCTCAGTACTGTCATCAATAATAGATAAGAACTTACTATACTTAAATCTTGCTCCGTAACGGTTTAATTCAGTAGATTCAGAGTATTTTGTTGTATTTTCTTGTACAAGTGTAGAAACATACTCTGCACTTGGAGCCATATTACTATTATAATAGACTTTTGAGTCAACTTCAATATAAAGATACTTCAAGTCAAGAATTTCTGGGACAATTCCAGCAACTGCATATTTTTTTAACCTCATTTTGATGTTTTCTTTGATCAAATTAGGTAAAAAGTCACCAGTTCTTGGTTTTATACTAATAAAGACCTTACCATACTGAGGAGGAACTAATTCTTCACCTCCAAAAACGGAAATTGACTCTGTTTCAGGATAAATTTTAGAAGGAATTAGTGTTTCATAGTCATTTGCGGTTAAAGCACGGTTTTGAGACGCATAAATTCGTGGTGCAAACTTTTTAACCGAGTCTACACTCTCAATTACCTCTCCACCTTGAGCAGTTATGCCTGTTGTAAGTAAAGATATGCCAGAAGTAACTGTATATTCTTGAGAATTACGTGTATAAGTTAATTTTCCAGAAAATTGGAATTGATTTACGCCATTTGCACTATCTCCACCACAAGAAATATAATTTATAGTAATATAATTGCCTTCTTCAAGTTTTTTACCAAAAATTCCATCTCCAAAGAAGATTTCGTACCTTTCATTTTCAATTTCTTGTAAATAATAAACTTTTGAGTCAGATTTTATGTCTAAAAGACTATCTTGAGTTGTATATTTTGTAGAAGTAGTAGATTGTTGGTTTCCTTTAACTGTAACAGACAATAATGCAGTATCAATTCCACTATTTGGTAAAATAAACTTCTGATTTGGGTTTCTTCCAGAATATGTGAAGTTAGACGTTAATAATGTACCTTCAGAAATGAGAATATCGTCAAAATATGCAATTCCGTCATTAACTGGGACTGTAATATCCTCTAAAATTGAAAAAATAAACGATTGACCGCCAAAAGCACCCTCACTTGATGCAATTGGACCTTTTCTAAGTGTTAAAGTAGCAGGAGTTGGTACAACACTTGAACAATCTACGAAAAAACTAACTGATGCAGTTGCTGCTTTCCTTGAACGTGGTACATATCCTATATTTCTTGCTAATGAGACTACATTTTCTCTTAAAGTAGCACTATCAATGAAAACCTCATTGGTTATCATGTTAGCATTATAAGAAGTTATGTAGGTATTATATGCCAATACGTCAATAATCGAGGACAGGTTAGATCCCTCGAAGTCATAATCTGTAAAATTGGAGTTTGCTTTAAGATATTCTCTAAGCGTTGTCTTAATCTGGTCAAAATCCAGATTAGAAAAATTGACTAATGGCATTTTATCTCGTTGGTAACAAGGCGAACTGTAATTCCTGTGGTGCTGCGTCTGCTCCTACAATATTATAGGTAACAACAGCATCAAATGAGTTGTTATCAAAGTCAGGAAACACTTCTACGTTCTTTAAAGACACTCTAGGTTCATAATTTGTAATAGATTCTGTAATTTCATCTGCAATAACAGCAGCAGTAATGTTATCTACGTTCTCAAATAGGAGTCCACTTACTCTTGAACCGAAGTTTTCGTTAAATGGTTTCTCTCCAGGTATGGTCATGACAATATTTCGCACTGAACGAGCGATTGCATTCTCATTTTTAAGACCAATAAGATCCGCATTCAGGGGATTAGCCTGAAATGTCATACTAAGGTCTTTAAAACCTTGACTAACTCGCTCTAAAGGCATCTATTTTCTTATATACGTAGTAAATATAACTTATTTATCAACGAAATTAGTATTATAATTCAGCACCACCATAGAATTCATCATCATAGTCGAGTCCTTCATAGAAATCACCATCATTTTTCTTCTCATAGAGGTCATTTTGCACTTTTAAGTCTTTTTTCTTCGGTGTAATAGCATCATTTGCGATTTCTCTTAACATTTTAGGTTCCATGTTACCTCTTTCCAATAAAAAAAGGACTCTTTCGAGTCCCTTTTATTTATTTTATGAGTATTACGGCATGAAAACTAATAAAAATTTTTCGATTTGAATACTAACTAGGTATTAGAAAGAGTATTATGTGCTGAATACTAACAAGAGTATTACATTATGAATACTAACTAGGTATTAGAAAGAGTATTAAATCCTGAATACTAACAAAGTATTATTGTATGAATACTAACGGTCTATTTTCCTTGTCCTCGACTTCTTTTTGGTTTACCATTACGAGAGGAAGCGGCATATTTGGTATGTTTGCCATTTCCCTGTCGAGATTTTTTCGGGCGGGTGAGGATTTC